GAGGAGCACCTGGCTTTCCTGGAGAAAAATACCGGGAGGAGCAAAACTTTTGAGAAAATTATCTTAGCGGGGATGGGACCTTTGACCCAGCACTGTTTGGGTATTTTTGCTCTTACAAAAACGGGGGAAACTGCCTATACTATTGATATGAAAAACAAAATTGCGTTCCTTACATTAGTTTCCGGGTTCGTTTTATCAATGGGCTGCGGTTTAGTTTTTGCCGCGAACAGCCCCACTCTTGATATGCTAAAGGGTTCAAACGGCATTCCAAACTATGATAACACTGCTGCAAAAAAAGAGGCGGCTGCCGCCGTAAATACCCGGGCCGCTGACTCCACTTCTTCCACCACTCAGGTGGGAAGCCCGCCTTTGGTTGATACAACTCCTCCGGTAGTAACCCCGCCAACACCGCCTAAACCGAACCTGATTGAAAGAATGGGCACGGATGTTAAAGAGAATAAGCTGAATTACGCCATGGCGGGCGCGGCAGGGGCGCTTACCGGCTATTTCCTGATGGGCGCGGTTATGTCGGGAGCAGTACTAGGCCTGGGCATCATGCTGGTGTTCCTGCTGCTGCTCAGAAATGTGCAATAAACCAGCTATATTTTTTCCTCAAAAGAATCCACCGTGTAAATAAAAAGCGCGGTGGATTTTTCTTTCCAGGCATTAGCGTCAAGCCCGGCTTTTTCAAGGCAGAGCGAAGAAAGGAATTCTTCCCGGGTATTGAAATGTTCCCACACCTGCGGCAGATAGGTGCCGCTCCTTGAACCTTTCTTCACATAAACCCCATGCCTACGCGGTTCCACTTCCGAGTAAGAGTGGGCCGGTTTAAGGGGGGACAGGACGGAAATTTCAATTTTTATCTTTGCCAGTTCATTGCGCGTAACGGGGGGAAACCGCGAATCTTTTAACGCCGCCGAAACGGCGTAATAATTAACCGCATCCGCCAGCGCCGCATGCGGCTCCATTGAGCCTATGCAACCCCGCAGCTGCCCATTTTCGGTAAGCGTCACAAATACCGCAGCCGGCTGGTTAAACTCAAGCCGCTGGCTCATCGGTAAAGGCGTAACTCTGCCGTTTTTGAGATGATCGGCTATACTTTTGCGGGCATGAGCAAGCAGTTCCGATTTCATTTCCAGACTGAGAGTTATAGCTCCTGTCTTCTTTTTGCCAGCCTTTGAAAATACCCCGGCAGCGTATCCCACAACATTGCTGTCCGAACCTGAAATCATGCCGGAATGGGAATAACCGGCCAGTTCAAAATCATCCGCTCCAAGTTCAAGGGCGGCGGCGGCCCCGGCTATTATGGCCGCCTGCCCGCAGGCGGCTGTGTCCATCTGTGAACGGTTCTTTTCATGCGCCAGCCGGCAGGCCAAGTCAAAATATGCCGGGTCCGCGTTCCGGATAGCGGTTTGAAGAGAAAGCATTATTGATTTATCCGATACCGCGGCCACATCGCCCGGAGGATAGTGAGACAAGTCGGAAGAAACACAGATAACGGCTTTGTGTTTTTTCATGCAGGCGCCCAACGCTTTACCGGCTTTAACCAGAGTGTCGGTGTTTTCGGTATTAAAAAGAAGCGGCAAGATTTTAAAATCTCCGCCCCTCAGCAATTGCAAGAAAGGCAACTGAACCTCTATGGAATGCTCCGTCAGGTGCGCTTCGGGCAGATTCTCAAAAAGTGACGGCGTTTTCATAAGCTCCGCAGACAGTTTTTCGTCCACCGGAACCCGGCCCAATGGAGTTTCAAAAAAGCCGCCGGCCACCAGCGCGCCATGCTTCAAGGCCATGGTATGGCCTGTGCCGATAATCACAAAAGTATCCGCTTTTATTTCCCCAAGCCGGGCAAAAGCCCTGCCGGCCATCGCGCCCGAATAGGAATAACCCGCATGAGGCGCCAGCACGCCCATAATTTCACCCTCTGTTTTTGCCGGCCCGCAGTTCAGATATTGTGAAACCTTTTTTTTGAGTTTTTCCGGGTCCGCGTCGTAAAAGCTGCCCGCCACCGCCGGTTTGCGTATTTCCATAATTTCCTTAAATAGTTCCCGCTCTTAAAGCCGCGGGAACATAAACTTTCGTCCCTATTGCCATTAATCTTATAAAATTTTAGAATAGTCTTTCAGCGCCGCTCAGTAGATTGTAATAGGCGCGCCCTGAAAGCCACAAACAGCAAGTCTTCCGGTCTTCTTTCATGGTGGTTGTAGCTCAGTGGTTAGAGCGCTCGGCTGTGGCCCGAGAGGTCGCGGGTTCAAATCCCGTCAGCCACCCCATTTTTGACTGTCATCGAACAATCCTTCCAAGTGGGCCACATCGCCCCAAGCCCCGGTAACCGGCCTCAGTGCTATTTTAACGCGCGAATTCTTGCCGTCGTAGTAGACGTCGCGTATAAGGAGCTTCAGTAGCTCTTTCTGCTCCTCATAGCTGCATTGCCCGAAAAGCCGCAGAAAATGCTCAAGATTTTGCCGGACGATCTCCGCATCCACCTCCCGGCCCTCGTATTCCATGATTTCTTTGTCCAGGGCGAACAGCCTGGTCCGCACCGCGTCCTTTTTGGCCTGTGATTCGTCCAGCCTGTCCATAATTACCCTGTAGCGGGGGGAATCCGCGCCCTCCTGCGCCAGAACGTTCACAAGGTTCCTGACATCGCCCTCAACCCGGCCTAATTCCGCGCTTAAGCGGCTTTTCTCGTCGCGCTTGCCCGGCAGGACCCGGTCAGAGTCGTCAATCGTGCCTTTAATGACGGTTTCCACTACATCCTTGCTCTTACTCAGCAATTCCAGCCGTTTCAGCACGAAGCCCTCAAGCGCCTTGGCTGGGACCCGTCTGACATCACAAGCGGTCCTGTCCATCTTGTTGACCGAGATGCAGTGATAGTAGAAATACCGTTCGCCCTTACGAGGGCGGCTGGTGGTCGGCGTCATCGTGGAATTACAAAACGCGCACCGGACAAGGCCACCCAGAAGATAGTTATGCTTCCGGTCCTCGAAGTGTTTATGCGATTTTCCCTTCCAGTTGCCCCGGAGGATTCTGTGCGCCTGTTCAAAAATATCGTCCGGGATTATTGCCGGATGCTCTCCCTTGAAAATTTCCCGCTTATAAGCGATCTTGCCGGTAAAAACGGGATTGTTTATGAGATAGCTCAGATTCGCCTTGTTGAATGTCCGTCCGCCGCGTTGCTGGCCTTTTTCCGTGGTCCAGCCTTTCATAGTGTAACCCTTGTCGGTCGCCCATTTAGCCGTGACCATCAGCGAGGCAGTCCGGATGTAGGTGTCGTAGATTTCCCGCACCCGCTTCGCTTCATCTGGATTGACCAGAAGAATTTTATTCTTCTTGTCATACTCGTAACCGATGATGGGATGGCCGCCGACCCACTTCCCTTTCCTGGCCATAGCCGCCATCTTGTCGCGCGTCCGCTCGCTTATCATCTCGCGTTCGAACTGGGCGAAGTCCATCAGGATGGACCGCATCAGCCTGCCGACTGAAGAGGTGGTGTCTATCGGCTGTGTTACGGATACGAACGCCACGCCGTTCTTCTCAAAAGTATCGAGGATATGAAGGAAATCCCGCGTGTTGCGGCTGAGCCGGTCGTACTTATAGCAGACGACCACATGAAACTTTCCCTGCCGGGCATCGGAGATAAGCCTCTTTAGCGCCGGGCGGTCCATGTTGCCGCCAGTAAACCCGGGGTCGCTGTATTCTTCAAGATATACGCTCCAGCCTTCCGGCTCCCGGCTCTTTATGAACGCCTGGCAGTATTCCCTCTGCGAGTCCAGCGAGTTGAAATTTGTGTTCAGGTTTTCATCGGTAGATTTGCGCGTATAAATAGCGCAGGACATGATCTTGGGCTTTTCCGGCTCCGGCGGTGGGTCTATTCTTCTGTTAGCCATATATGATCACTTACCTTCTTTCTCATCGATAATCAAGGGCTTTTTGATTCGCTCGGCATCAGGCAACTGCGCCTCTTTCTGCTTTTTCAAAAGCCGTAGTGACGCCGCCGTCAGGATCTCCACAACGCGACTAAACCTCTCGTCGGGAGTCATTTCTTCTATGATTTTTATTCTGATATCGGTCATAATCGCCTCGCCAATAAAGACGATTGAGGAGGCCAAAATGACGAACGAGGAAAAATTTGACATGCGTGGAAATGAATGCTTATACTGTTCAGCAGTTTCCTACCGTTTATTCGCAGAAAGAGTTTCGAATAAGTGAATTTGAGCCCGCTCAGGGAGGCCGCTTTGTCATCTATTTTCCAGAGGTAAAGCCGGAAATATTTGACATAGTGAACAATTGTTTACTATTATTTGATTCGGGGTTAGTAGCAGTAAGGACCTTTCCAAAACTACTCGGGAGACGCAATAATGGAACTGACAAAAAAACAGCAGCAGGTGCTGGATTTTATCACGCATACCATCCAGAAAACCGGGGCAGCGCCGACTTTTAGGGAGATAGGAACCCATTTCGGCTTCGCCTCCATCAAAGGAGTGTCCGGGCATATAGACGCCTTGGTAAAAAAAGGCTTCATTAAAAAGGAGAAACGGAAGTTCCGCAGTCTGAAGCCTACCTCCGGGATGGTGCGACCGGAGTGGGCAGCGCTTACCCCGGTTCCGGAGTGTCTGGCAACGGTCCCGTTGGGTAGTCCAAAGACACTATCAGACGACACGGATGAGGTTCACTGGCTTTCAAAGTCTTTAACCGGCGCAGGAGAGTTCTGCATGTTTCCAGTTAAAGGCGACAGTATGGTAAAAGCCGGAATATACTCGGGCGACTACGTGATAGCCAAGCAGCAGACGACTGCTGATCCTGGCGATATCGTAGTCGCCATATACGAAGGCGGGGCGACGTTAAAGAAATACGGCCGTGATTCCAAAGGGAATCATCTGCTAATCCCGGAGAACGACGACATGGAACCGATTGTCGTTACTCCAGAGGATTCCGACTTCCGCATAGTGGGCAAGATGACGCTGTTAATTCGGAAGGCGAAAAATTTAAGACGAGCATAATTGGGGGCATTATGGACGAAGTTTCAACCAAGCGGAACACCTGGGTAGCCTGTCCCAAATGCGGGCATAAAGTCGCAAAGGTCCGCACCTGCGATATGGAAGTAAAGTGCAAACACTGCGGTCATGAATTTGAAGTCGTAGTAGCATCATCCACAAAACCAAAAGAATCAACACCGCCAGCAAAAGGCAAATAGACCTTACGAGGCTTATTTCTTTCCTGGCACACAATAGCAGATAGTAAAAATATTCGATAACGGACGCGCAGCTACGGCTGCGTGATCCGGCGACCTTAAAAGAGCCACCATAGCAGGCCAGAGCCCCTTGAGGGCCAGCGCCTACTTGAGCCTGGTCGTTAAATTCGGGATGTATTCCCGTTTTTAACGATCGGGCTCTTTTTTATTGGAGCCGTCGTTACTCGCGAGAACACACCCCTTAACGCGAGGTGGCGGCTTATGTCCGTTAAAGGGAAGGCTCACGCATGTCCGATAGAGGATTGGGAGGTGGAGCTGGCGAAGAACATTGCGCGTTCTTTCGCCGGGTTTCCGGAGTGGAACGACCTGGAGGCCGAGCTGTTCAGAAAGCTGTCCGTTATGAAAAGCGGCGAGTGGCTGGAGGTTATAGACTGGAAGGCGTTCCTCGCCAAATCGCTGTTTAACGCCGCGCACGACTATCTGCGCAGGTGGAAAGTCGGCGCAAGGCTGTTCGTGCCGATGGAAAGCCCTGGAAATGACGGAAGATTGGTCTCGCTAGAAGAGATAATCGCCCATCCCGGGGATCTCAGGGATTCCGGAATAGACATACGGCTCGCGGTGGAATGCCTATCGCCAGAGCTGCAGCAACTCTGGGCCTTACTGATGGAAGAGGGCGGGAACCAGGTCCGCGTGGCCGAAAGGCTAGGCAAGCCCCGGATGACGGTCAAATACCGGATAGACAAGCTCAAGTCCTCGCTGGCCAAGCGCGGTTTTAACGGTGAAAAATAGTTTCGTCATTTCGTATGCCCCCGTGCGTCTTTATTCTGCGGAGGGCAAAATGGCGAAAACAGAATCCGCGATAGTTTACAAGTTCACCGTACCGAAGCGAGGGGATGCCGATCTCCTGAAGGCCATCCTTGCGCTGGCGGTCAAAGAGACGGAGATCATCTACGGCAGCGCAAGGCTCAAGCTGGAGACGGACTATAAGCTGGTCCTGAACCGCCCGGCCTGCCTCATAGAGGGCGGAACCGAGTGCGGCGAGCACCTGGCGAAGCTGATGTCCGGCTTCCTAATAAAACAGTTCGGCGAGAACGGCTTCCGGGTAGACCGGCTTCCGAAAGGGGGCCGGTCATGAGCTGCGAATCCGAAATCTGCCCGACATGCGGCCGGAAGCTGAAAGCGGGCGTTAAATCGCTCGACCGGTTCATGACACTGTTGTTCATCGCCGCCGTAAAGCTGTCGAAGGACACGACAGTGGAATGGCGGGCAGACCGCGCCGATTCCAAGAGCCACATCAAATCCGCGTTCCTGCGTGACGTCGTATTCTCAAAGGATATCCGAAACAACGCAGGATTCACGACCCGCTACGCCCGCCTGGGCGATCTCAAGTACTGGCATCTGCTGGAACAAGACCCTGAACATTGGCACCAAGGCATATACCAAGTCACCGCGCTCGGCAAGAAATTCCTCAACGGCGAGATTGCGGTCCCAAAACAGCTTAAAGTCAGCAACGGCAGGATTCTGGAAGCATCCCAAGAGCGCATGGACGTCAAAACCGCCCTCGGGAGCAAATGGAACGAGATCGGCGATTGGATAAGCGATTGGCGCAAGGCACACGCGGACTAACAGGGCGGCCTGTACTGGCAAAACCAATAAAGAGGGGAAAAAAACATGGAAAACACTGATATTCCGTCGGCATTGTATAAAGCGATGAAACTACCAGAGCCCAAATACATAGTTAGCGAGGACAACCACAAATACAGCATTGTACTCCCCGCCGGAGAGACCATCGGACCGCTTAAATCCGTCACCGGCATATTGCAAGTTCTCAATAAGCCCGCGCTCATCGGCTGGGCCGCGCGCGAAGCCGCCAATTACTTCAAGGCCGAGTTGCTCCGGCTTGGACGCACTGCTTTGGACCCCGCCATGCTCGACCAGATGGCCAAGGATGCCGCCGGGGCGCACCGCCGCAAGGCTAAGGATGCAGCCGACCTGGGCTCTAAATGCCATGAAATCTTCCAGACCATTATCCAGGGCAAAGAGCCGGAGATGATACCCAGCGAGCTTGTTGAACCTACGCTCGATTTCAAACGCTGGCGCATGCAGAGCGACATCGAGATCGTTGCTCTTGAACTTCCTGTCGCATCCCTCGAATACCGGTTCGGCGGGCGGTTGGACGCCGTCGGGCATTCAAAGACTCGCGGTGGATTTGGGATTGTGGACTATAAAACCTCTAAATCCCTGGAATATGGGAACGAATATTCTTATCAGGTCGGCGGCTACGCCGCCGCCCTGAGTGAACAATACGGCATCGATGTCGCATGGGCTGAGATCGTGCGCTTTGGAAAGACCGCGCCATTCGACTCGGAAGCGCGCGCCGTAACGGACCTGCCGGCCGCCACCGCCGGTTTCCTTTCCGCAGTCGCTTTGACTAGGAGCGGCGACGTCCGGTTGATAGGCGAGCCGAGTTTCTGCACCAAGACGGTCCGCGCGGTCGAGTCGCCGGTGTCCGCCAGGAAAAAAAATGCCGCCTCGGCGCTGGGGTTCTGATGCCGAAAGGCGTGTTCCCAAGAATGCCGGCAGAACAGCGTTTCTGGTCCCATGTCCTGAAAGGCTCAGGGTGCTGGGAATGGCAGGCAGGGCGAATGATCGGGAAGCACCGTTATGGCAAATTCAAAATGAATGGAAAAACTGTCGGGGCGCATCGCGCCGCATGGGAATTTGAAAAAGGCCCTATCCCGGAAGGCCTCTGCGTCTTGCACCACTGCGACAATCCCCCTTGCGTTCGGCCAGACCATCTCTGGCTCGGCACGGACCTCGACAATATCAGGGACCGGGACGCCAAAGAGCGTCAGGCCAAAGGCGACAGCAACGGATCCCGCCTGCATCCGGAATGCCTCCTGCGCGGCGAACGCCACCCCAACAGACTACGCCCGGAAAGGCTCAGTCGGGGCGTCGCTCATTACGCGGCGAAATTGACAGAGGAACAGGTGCGCGAAATCAGAAGGCTGCACGCCACCGGCCAATATGGCTACCACCGCCTGGCCGTCAAGTTTGGGATGGGATTCACTCCCATCACAAAAATCGTAAACAGAAAAAGCTGGAAGCACATCTAAAAAAGGAGAACCACATGACTAACACGGAGAAACAAGAAACATCGGCGCAGACCGCGCAGCCGCCGCAGGAATTCAAACTCGTACCGCCGCGCCCAAAGCCAAAGACCGGAATACCCACGGACGGCGTCTGGATTATCGTCGGACTGCCGAAAGGAGGAAAAACAACCCTCGCGGCCAGCATCCCTGGCTGCGTCCTGCTGGAGCTGGAGCGAGGCGGGGCAGACCGCATTGACGGCTGGGTCCAGGATATCCCGGACCTGGAAACATTCCGTCTTGCTCTTAAGGCGGCGGTCGAGAACCCGGCCGTAAAGGCCGTGGCGATCGACAGCATTGACATCTTCAATGACTGGGCGGAGATGGAAATCGCCGAGAAGTTCGGACTCGACAACATAAGCGAGCGCAAGGAAGGAGTTAATTCGTTTGAAGTCTGGAAAATGCTGCGCACCCGCTACGAAGGGCTCATCAGTTACCTCAAGAGGTCCAAGAAGCTCGCCTTGCTCGTGGCACACAGCAAAGAAGTAAAAATCGACGACGGCGGCAAGGTCGTCATCCCGGCAGGCATATCAATCCCCGGCAAGCTGGGCTCATACATCGCCGCCGAGGCCGACGCGATAGGCAACGTCTTCAAAAAACAGGTGGGCAGCGTAACCGTCTACTACCTGAGCTTCCAGGGGGGATCTCTTGGAGTTTACGGAAGCAGAATACCGGAGCTCGAAGATAAGGTCATCGCATTGCCGCGCGCCAACCAATGGGCGGCCGTCGAGGCTATCTTCAAGACTCCAGCGCCGGGGAAGACCGAGCAGCAGAAAGACGACAAAAAACCGGCCGCAAAGGCCAAGGGGGATAAATAATCATGGCGAGAATAAACTACAGAGGCGACGCGGGGGCCGATAGCCCCCGCCAGGGCGGCCAGACGAAATTCCAGCCGGCACCGCGCGGCATCTACACGCTGCAGGTGGCCGACTATTCGGATGGGGAAGTCACACAGAGCGGCAAAAACCCGGGCACGCCCAGGACAAAGCTGGTCTGCGAGATAGCCGACCCCGGAGAGCAATTCGGCAAGCGCGTGTGGCACAACGTGGTCTGGATTCCGCGCGGTAACGGCGAGAAGCCGAACCCGGGGCACGGTATGGCCGTCCATTTTCTCCATGCCATCGGGATGCAGTATGAGGGCGATTTCTCGTTCGACGAGTCAGACCTGCAGGGCCGCCAGTTTCGCGCCCTTCTGGGCGTAACGACCTATGACAAGGTCGTCAACGGGAAGACTTACGTCAACGAGAAAAATGTCATAGAGGAGGTTTACACGGAAAGGCATCCGGAGCCTGCGACAGTTCCACCGCCGAAAAAGGACGGCTTCAAAGACGCGCGGGAACTACTCAAGCACAAACAGCCGCCGCCGGACCAGAGGGAACCGGCTAACGATGAAGACGTACCGTTCTGACACCGCATGGAGGCTTCATGTTTATAGACGACGTTCTGATGTCGGAAGGAATCACCAAGGATTGGCCAGGCGGCGAGATTACGCGCGAAATGCTGCTCAAGGCGTTCCGCAGCGTTTTCGTCGTTAAAAACCAAAACGTCTGGGAATACTTCCAGGCGCATATGCTGCGCGACAAGATACTGTGCGCGGATTATCCCAACGTGGCACCAACGATGCCGGGGATGTGGTTCGAATGGGTAGCGGGAACGAAATTGATACTCGACCCTGCCAGCGGCGAATCCCGGTCCGGCAGGTTGAGAATTGGCGTTCTCTGCTCCGCCGAGGACCTGACCGTCCTCGGGCCGGAAGAGGCAGGGCCTATCCTGGACAGTTATCGGGAATGCGGTATCGAGCCAGGCCCGGAAACGCGATGGAGCGTGATGGGCATGGTTTTCTCGCAAATACTGGAGCCGGGAAAAAAGCCGCATATCCTTGGCGTCATAGGTTGGCGAGTCGGCCATAACGGTGAGCTGCTGCCGTCAGGAGAAAACAACGGCTTCGCCTACACTCTCCACCCCAGATATGATACGGAGCGAAAAAACGACTTCAGTGGAACCATTGGCGTCGGCGCCAGGGCATGCTGGCTGGCGCTTTCTCTCATGCACTGCAAGAACGTTCCAATCGTAAAAAGCCAGCCGATACCGGAAGCTCTGCAGCGCGCCCGCGCGCGAAGATGCAAACCGCCGCTTTTCCGCCACCACACTCTGGTTATAGATTCGTCTAGGCCTGTGACGCGCGACCAGGCGGCCGTGAATATGGGAAGCAGCGGTGCCGCGCTTCACATCTGCCGTGGCCACTTCAAAAACTTCGGAGAACGCGGACTTTTCGGCAAATACACCGGTACATACTGGTGGCCCATGCACGCGCGCGGCTCGGCCGCGCACGGGACGGTAACCAAGGATTACGAGGTGAGAACATGAGCAAGCTTAAATGGGCGCTCAGCCTGGCTGAGCTGGGCTGGCCGGTATTTCCGCTGGAGCCGAACGGCAAGAAGCCTATAACAGCGAACGGATTCAAGGACGCCACCACCTCGCTGGAGACAATCCGGCAATGGTGGGAACGCGACCCGGACGCGAATATCGGCTTGCGCACCGGCGTGGAGTCCGGCATCGCCGCCGTCGATATCGACGTAAAGAAAGGCGCGAAAGGCCGCGAGTCGGCCGCCGCACTAAACGGAGGACTGCCGCCCACGCTTAAAGTCCTGACGCCCAGCGGAGGCTGGCACCTCTACTATGTCTGCCCTGAAGGCGGGCTACGGAGCCGGAACGGAATTCTGCCAGGCGTGGACCTGAAGGCGGACGGCGGTTATATCGTCGCCGCCGGGTCCACGATAGACGGGAAGGCTTATGAGTGGGAGAACGCGGAAGAGCATATGTCGGCAATGTCGGAAGAGTTCCTCGCTCTCACGCGGAAACCCGTCCAACCGCCGAGCCTGACCGGTGCGCTGCAAGACGGCAGCCGTAATTCCACACTCGCCAGCCTGGCGGGCACGATGCGCAGGCGCGGCATGGCGGCCGGAGAGATAAAAGCGGCGCTGTCGGCTATAAACGCGCAGCGCTGCGACCCGCCGCTGCCGGACAAGGAGGTAAACAACATCGCCGCGAGCATAAGCCGTTATCCTCCGGCCGAGCGAGAGCAGGAAGACGAACCGGTTCCGCCCGGCTTCACAGATGACGCGCTGGCGCTCAAATTCACTTCGAAATACGCAGACGACTGGCGTTACGTCGCCCCATGGGGACACTGGCTGCACTGGGACGGCGCACGCTGGCTCCGGGAGACGACACTTAAAGCGTTTGACCTCGCCAGGCGCGTCTGTCGCGAGGCGTCCGCCAGTTGCGAGAAGGCAAATATAGCCGCCAAGGTGGCCAGCGCGAGCACGGTAGCCGCCGTTGAGCGGCTCGCCCGGGCCGACCGGAAGCACGCCGCTGGCCTGGATATCTGGGACCGCGACCAGTGGCTGCTCAATGGATTCGAGGCCAGCACGGACCTACGCACCGGCGAGCTGAAACCGCACGCGCGGTCGGATTACATGACGAAGATAGCCGCCGCCACTCCGCAAGGCGACGCGCCGACCTGGCGAAGGTTTCTGGCTGACATTACAGGCGGAGACGAGGAACTGCAACGCTATCTCGCTCGCATGGCGGGATACGCGCTGACCGGCGTCACAACGGAGCATGCGCTCTTTTTTCTTTACGGCACCGGGGCGAACGGCAAATCGGTCTTTTTGAACACGCTGTCGTCCGTCATGGGCGATTACGCCGTAAACGCGCCGATAGACACGTTCCTGGAGAACAAAAACGAGAAGCACCCGACCGATCTGGCCGGGTTGCGCGGGGCAAGGCTCGTCACGTCCATTGAAGTCGAAAAGGGGAAGCGGTGGGCCGAGACCAAGATAAAGTCGCTGACCGGCGGCGACAAGATATCAGCCCGGTTCATGCGGCAGGACTTCTTCGAGTACAGGCCTCAGTTTAAGCTCATCGTCGCCGGCAACAACAAGCCCGCCATCCGCGACGTGGACGAGGCAATGCGGCGCAGGCTGCATCTTGTCCCGTTCACGGTGACAATCCCTCCTGAAAAACGCGACCAGACCTTGTCGGAACGGCTGCTGGCCGAGAAGGACGGCATACTGCGCTGGATGCTGGACGGCTGCCTGGAATGGCAGAAAACGGGGCTTAAACCGCCAACTAGCGTGGTGTCGGCCACGGAGGAGTATCTCGAATCCGAGGACGCGATAGGCCGGTGGATTGAGGATGAATGCATCCAGGACGTTAACGCCGAGGGAACTACGGATGAGCTTTTTGCCTCATGGCAGCTATGGACCGAGAAATCGGGTGAATACGCGGGGACAAAACGGCGGTTCTCCGATGATCTTGATAAACGCGGATTTGTTCGCCGAAGATCAGGACACACGCGCTGCCGCGCGTTTCGGGGTATCGGGCTCAAGGGAAAGACGGTTCAGGAGACGATACTGTGAAAACGCTTGTTTTTTCAGAGCTTTTTGAACAGTGCGGACGTTGCGGGCGCAGCTTCCGGTTAACCCGTTACGCGTGTGCGCGCGCGCACGCGTGACGGGGATATACAGAGACTACGTCCGCTGTGTCCGCATGGGAGGAATGATGAATAACAGGGCCAAGGGAAATGTTCACGAAAAGAAGGTCGCGGATTACCTCAAAAGCCAGGGCTATCTGGTGGAGCGCACGTTCGGCAAACCCGGCTGGCTGCCGGGCCGAGGCGTAGTATTCTGCGCGCGGGATCTGTTCGGCGCGTTCGATATCGTCGCCATACGGCAGCCCGGTGAAGTGCGGTTTATCCAGGTGACCTCCGGCGCGGTAGCGGTGCGCCGCAGGAAGACATTCGCGGTCTGGCCGCAGGCAGAGGTCTGGGAACATTTAAGAGCCGGAGTCTACCGGATTCACAAAGCGGACGGCGCGAGCTGTGTAATCGACACGAAATCCGACGAGAAGTAATCAGTTTGAACTGTTAATGGACAGCGGCGTTTTTGAAGGCCAGAATATTATGCATAAGCGGATTTTCAGACACAGAAAATGCAAGGTTTGCGGCAAAGGGTTTCAGCCGCTTTACGCGAACCAGAGGTATCACGAGCGCTGCCATAGGCTCAAGCGGATGAAAGACCTGTGCGCGTATCAGCGCAGGTTCCGCAAGAAGATGAAGTCGGGATGGGAAGACGCGGAATGAACAGAAAAGGGCCACAGAAACACACCAATAAGTTAAGGCAGACCGCCATAATCATGTTCGAGGGCGGCGCGAGGCTTAGCCAGATAGCGCGGGATCTGGGCGTGAAGAAGAGCACGGTAAAATACTGGCTCGACAACGCCAGCAAGTTCATCGCTGAAAGCTCGCTAAGTGATGACCCTGTGGCCGCCAGGCTGAAAGGCCGGCTGATGCGTGAAGCCTGGGACATAATATTCGCCGCGCTCAAGGAAATCAAGCGCAAGTTGCCGGAAGCGACGGTGAAGGAGCTCACTATGCTCATGGGCGAACTGTTCGACCGGCAAGGACAGTTCGGCGCGCTTACCGGCAAGAACCAAGTGCCGCAGAATATTCAAGAGTCGTCCGAGAAGGTGAAAATCACGGTCGCGGAGTATTTACGCAAGCAGGTTACACAGGTGTCGGAAGTCAGGCAGGAGGAACGGCCCGTCGCACAATGCGAAGCGGAAGCGCCCGGTAAGCCGGAGGGCGCGGGCGAATCACGAAAGGAGATAGGGAATGACCCCAAGTAACACGCGATTCACTGCACATAATGCGCCATTATGTTCAGTGTTTCCCCGACGGAGAGCCGCGCTCCGGACGGCCCCGGAAAATTTGCGTAAAAATACCGGCCCAAAGCGCGCATGCTCCCCCTACGCTTTTATTTCGCACGCTGAAAAGCGGTTCAGGCTATTTTTACTTGTACGAAACACCCGTCGGAAAATCGCCTCGCCCGTTCTTCGCACAAAGCCCTATTTTTTTCGTACGGAACAGGAAGCCCTATGAAGCCCCACGCGCAGCGGCTGGAAGAGCTGTTTTTCTTCGCCAAGGACGTCCTGGGCTACAGCCAGTTGACCGAGCTGCACCTTTCCTGGTTCGACACCCTGCTGCGGGAGCAGTTTATCCTGCTGCTCGCGCCGGTGGGGCATCTTAAGACCACGGCCTGCACAATAGCCTACCCGCTATTCCGGCTGGCCGAAGACCACAACATGCGGATTCTGCTGGTGAACGAGATATTGGACAACGCCAAGGGCTTCATGCGGGAGATCAAAGGCCACCTGACGCAGAACGAGCGGTTTCGCGACCGCTACGGCCATTGGGACCTGACGGCTGACACCTGGACGGAGGAACGCGTCCAGATACCGCGCACGGAGATCCGCAAGGAGCCGTCTATCGCGGTCGCGTCGGTCCTGGGCACGGTGGTCAGCCAGCATCCGAACCTTATAGTCATAGACGACCCGTGCTCAAACCGAAACACCATGACGCCGCACCAGCGGCAGAAAGTTATCCGCTGGTTCCAGCGCGACCTGCTGCCCAGGCTCGATAATGACGGGCAGATAGTGGTTGTTATGACCCGCTGGCATACGGACGATATCGCGGGCTTTCTGAAAAACGACCCCGGCTACGGCAACTGGAAGGTCATCAATCTGGCCGCCGAATGGAATGACGAGGCGGGGAAAAAGCATATCCTGTTCCCGGAGAAATTCAACGCGGAGAAACTGGCCCTTCAGCGTGCCCAGCTGGGCGCGGCCTCTTATAACTGCCTGTACCTGAACGACCCGTCCGGCCAGGAAGGCGCGGATTTCAAGCTGGCGTGGCTGGAATCCGGCCGGTATGACAAGCTGCCGGACGACCTGACCGTGTTCGCGGGAGTTGACCTCGCTATCGGCCGGCGCGAGTCCAATTCCCGGTTCGCATACTGCGTAATCGGCATCAACAAGGCCGGGGATGCTTTCATCATAGAGGCGTATCGCGGACGCATCCCGTTCAATGAGCAGCTGAAGACTGTCAAACGGATGAACCGGCACAGGCATCCTAGGCTTATAAGCATAGAGTCGAACGGTTACCAGAGCGCGTTCATCGAGTCGCTGCGCACCGACCCTGAGACCAAGATGCTGCCGATAAAGGCCATCATGACGCAGGGCGACAAGCACGCCCGCCTGCGCGGCCTCGCCCCGCTGTTCGAAAACGGCGTCATTACCCTGCCGCGCGAGACCATGCCGGAGATGGAGGAAGAGCTGCTGCACTTCCCGCACAGCTCGGACGATATGCTGGACGCGCTCTGGCTGGCGCTGCAGGGCGTGCAGGCGCAGCGCATGGACACTTCCCGCACAGCTCGGACGATATGCTGGACGCGCTCTGGCTGGCGCTGCAGGGCGTGCAGGCGCAGCGCATGGAACCGAGGATATCGTTCTCGGACGATTTGGATGAATAGGAGCGATGGTATGGATTTAAGCGTCAGGCCGATAGATAACGCGACAGGCAGGCAGTTCGTGGCGGACCATCATTACGCCGTCATCTGCCCGCCTATCACGAAGGCGACATACGGCCTGTTTAATAGCGACAAGCTGGTTGGGGTGGCGCTATGGGGATTCGGCACAAGGCCGATGCATACGATACGCCGGCTGTTCCCGTCGCTCGGCGTGAACGACTACCTGGAGCTGAACAGGTTCTGCGTGTTGGACGAGATGCCGCGCAATACCGAAAGCCGGTTCCTTAAAATGTGCGCGGAGTGGATACAGGAGGACTTCCCGGGCGTTAAAGTTCTGTTCAGCTGGGCGGACGGCCTCAGGGGCAAGCCGGGTTATGTGTACCAGTCTGCGAGCTGGCTGTATGGAGGATTCATCAAGAGCCAGTTCTACCGGACGGCGGAAGGCGAGGTGGTGCATCCCAGGCTGCTGATAACCCGGTACGGCACCCGGGAGAATAAATTCACGCGGAAGATGGGGCTCATGAAGATATCTGGCTACCAGTTCAGGTACTGCAAATTCCTGTGCTCACACAAGCTCAGGAAGGCGCTGCTCAGGGAATCGTCGTTCAACTGGCGGACGGCATATCCCAAGAACGGCGACCTCAGATGGTGGATAGACGCGGGGGAGGGCTCAAGAGAGAGCCGTGAGATTCCCAATCTCAAGGGTTCGGGGCGGTTCCGAAACCCCGCTTTTCTTTTTCCGGGGGGAATTTTATGAGAAACGCCGGATTGTTAGGAGTACCTGCGCAAGGGATCGGTTTCAAGGCTGTCGAGCTTGCGGACCCAACCGGGAATATTGAACTTCCGAACGGACTCGCGCCTGGTATACGGCTTGATGTCCAGGACCGGCGTTCCCGGCCAGGCGTCAAGCCCTTTGACTTTAAGCTCGGAACCGTTGCGCCGGATGAGCCGGACCACCGTCATGCCGATGGGATTGAACCTGTGCGGCGTACGCGTGGCGAAAGTCCCAATGAGCGGTATATCCGCGCGGCCCTTGGGGTGGATTTTCATGGCCGGCTTGCTGCGGGATTTATCAAGCCAGAAAAGGACGATTATGTGGGAAAAGCCCTCTATCCCGTCCAGCGCACTGACATAGCGTTTGTGGATTACAACAGAGTCCCCACGGACTCTGCCTATAGCGCGGGCCTGTAAATTGCGGGCGGGCATGACAAAGACATTATAGAAATAACGGAACGAGGACAAAATGAGATTACGTGAAACGGTGGTCAAAATTCTGTTCGGGAATATTATCGGGGCTGAAATTGAAAAAGCCGCGAAGCAGATAATCTCGCACGTGCCCGGCGTCTCGATGGAAGAGGGAATACTGCCGGACATCGACTTCGAAATATTCAACCGGATGTATGAGCAGACCTCCTGGGTGCGCGCGGTGGTCGGCGTCATCTGCAAGGCGGTCACAGCACGCGGCTACACGCTGACACCGGCCAAGCCGGGCGCGGACCCGAAGAGCGCCGAGACTTTACAGGACTTCTTCTCTAACTGCAACCCGAACGACACGCTCCTAGAGATACTGGACGACATAACACGCGACGTCTACGTGTTCGGCAACGCGTTCGTGGAGGTTGTTTACGGCGCGGACGGCAAGCCGCGCGAGATCTGGAATCTGGACGCGACCACTATGAGCGTCCGGGCGGACGAGCACGGCGCGATACTGGGCTACGTCCAGTCGCCAAGGTATTCGCGGAGCCGGGAGGGAAAGGTCGCATTCGAGACCAGTGAAGTAATCCACTTCAAACTGGGAACCAAGGGGGCTACCCTGTACGGCCTTTCCCCGCTGGCTTCGCTTATACTGCCGATCGCGGTCGATAAATTCGCGCAGGTCTACAACCGCGCGTTTTTCGTGAACGGCGCGAAGATACGCGGCGCGTTCATCATGAAGGACGCCACCCCGGAGCAGGTGGAACGCAACCGGGCTTACCTGAACGTCCGAGCCAAGAATCCCGAACTCGCGCACGCGGACCTCGTGCTTGAGGGCGACATAGAGTTCAAACAGGTGGGGGTTAACCAGAAAGACATGGAGTTCCTGCAGCTCCGGGAATTCACCCGCAACGAGATACTGGCAGTCTACGGCGTGCCGCCCAGCAAGGTATCCATCATCGAGACCGGCAATATCGGCGCGGGCACCGGTGACCACCAGACCCAGACCTTTTATGAGGAAACCATTCTGCCGTTCCAGATGCGCGTGGCCGAGAAGCTCAATAAGCACATAGTCCGGCAGGGCTTCGGCATAACGGACTGGTCGTTCCAATTCAACAAACGCGCGATAGACGAGAAGGACCAGGCCGAGATATTCGGCATCTACCTGCAGAACGGCGTATTCACACCCGAGGAGGTCCGCAGGCTGGTCGCGCCGCGCATGCCGGATATACAAAAATCACTGAGCCCGCAGGAGACCATCGTGAACTCCACCCGCGAGGTGGTCGCCATAGAGAACAGATTCACTGACGCTCTGGCGCGGCTATTCCGCGATATAAAGTCCGCCGTAGCGGCCAAACTTCCGCATTTGAACCGCGAAGCGATCCTGCCGAAAGTGAAAGCCGTAAAGCTGCCGTTCGTGACTTCATTCAGCGTTTGCGGCGGCCTGGCGTTCCGGCAGGCTGTCATCCCGGAGGCGGCAAAACAGCTGGACGATATTGAGGTCCTGCTGGAACAGGTGGACAGCGACAAGATAGCCAGGATAGTGGAGAGGTTCTCGCTTGAAGCGGCGCGCAAGGGCCTGCAATTATCAACTCGGCGGGCCGGAATAGAGGACGTTGACGATTTGAGCCGGGCACTGCAGGAGAAGATTAAAGCCAGCTCCGCCGCCCTGGCCGGGCACGTCTCCCTGGCAATACAAGCCAGCCTGCGGCAGGCGCTCATAGAGGGCATAGCGGCCAATGAAACCATACCGCAGCTGATGGCGCGGGTGGACAGCCAGTTGGACACGGTGGCTTTAATAAATGTGAAGCCCGTTCTGGACGCGAACGGCAACATAATCCGCGCTGGCGGCGTCCGCAAGCTCGGCCGGGCCGACGCGGCTGAGATAATCGCCCGCACCGAGGCCAACCGCGCATACAACGAAGGTAATCTGGACGCGCTGCGACAGGGTTCGGTGGAGCGCGTGCAGTGGTTATTGTCTCCGGACGCTTGCCCGGCCTGCGTGGACGCGGCCGAGTCCGCGCCCGGCGGCAAACTCGGGAAGATCATAGATATCGACGAGGCGTCAGACGTCTTACCCGCGCATCCGAACTGCAGATGCACGTGGATTACAGTACTGGAGGAAAAATGAACGTTCTAAAAACCGACTTAGCCGAGTTCGGCGAGCTATTCAACACGGCTCCGGCCGATCTGGCGGCCCAGGAGCTGCTGTCTATGGATTTCATCCTGCACAGGGCATGGGCCATGAAACGCGCGGGCCACCCGGTATACCAGACCGGCGGCAGAGAATGGCAGGCACCGGATATCCTGAACCTGCACGCCGAAGTATGCGCCGAGATGGCGCTGCGCGGGTTCGCCCATACGCTCAGCGACGAACTGGACGCGGAGACACGCAAGCACACGGAAATGGACGATCCGGACGCGCCCGAGGACCCGCTCGCGGCGGCGGACAAGCCGCGCTCGTTCGTCATGCGGGCCATAGTAACGCGCGTGGAGGACGGATACCTGCCGGAAACGCGCAACGCTTACTTCGGTCTGGACTACCAGAACATGAAAGCCGCGCCGGAACCCATACGGTCACTAAACGGCAAGCTGTGGCTGGAAATCGGCCATGTCGCCGGTGCGGGCCCGTGGCCCGAGCCGGGCGATATACTGGATGTGGAGTGCGAAAGCCTTATCCTGTGCAGGCGCGACGACGGCAATTTCGCACTGTCAGCGGCCGGGCTGGACATAACAAGCGTGCCGGGCTCAAAGCCCGTTATGACGGTCGGGGAAGCGCTCAAAACCGCGCGCGCCGCCTGTCTGCTCCGGGAAACGGATGTCTGGCATTTCGTTACGGAATACATGAAAGGCGTGCGGCAGGCGTTCGGTTCCTACGGCGGAAAACGCTTCCTGGCCCACAAGATAGCCTCTTATATCCCGTATCATAAAACCTACGTCGAGCCGTTCGCCGGAGGCGCGGCGGTTCTATACGCCAAGGACCCGTCCCCGCAGGAAGTGTTAAACGACCGCGACGCCGAAATAGCGTTCATGCACAAGTTTATACGCGACCATTCGCCTGAGGACAGGGCAGCGCTGGCCAAGCGCGACTGGGTGATCCGCCAGAATACACACGAGCGTCTGAAAGAGCTGAAGCCAGCCACCGACCGCGACCGGTTTTACAAATCGTTCTACCTGACCCGGTCGTCCTACGGCAAAATGCGTGGCGGCTCATTCAATCACGCCAACGCCGGTGTCCGGATAGACTTCCCGGCCAACATAGAGCGGGCGCAAGCCCGGCTTAAAAATGCCGCCGTTCATAACAAAGACTACCGCGACATTCTAAAGGACTACGACGGGCAGGACACGTTCTTCTACATGGACCCGCCATATCCCGGCAAGTTCAACCTGTTCGACTTCGGGTTTGACGACGCCGAGTTCAAGCGCGCCATCAAGTCGTTGAAAGCGAAATGGATAGTGTCATACCCGGTGGAGCAGGCTGATTCTTTCAAGGGCTATAACGTCTACAAGGTTCGGCGGCGCAACCAGATGCGCGGGCCGGGCGGCAACCAGGAATGGGTGACCGAGATACTGGTCTCCAATTTCCCGCTGCAGAAAGTGGACCTATACATCGGCAAGGAGCTGGACATCGCGCCGGAGGGCTTTGAATCGGAAGAACCGGAACTGCTGCCGCATCTGGAGGATCAGTCCGAGGTGGAGAAGATCCGGGGCGCGTTCAAGAGCCCAGGGGGGAAACTCCGCTTATGCAAGAAGCTGGTCGGCTTCCTCCCTGAGCACAAGAACTATGTCGAGGCGTTTTGCGGCGGTGCGCAGGTACTGTTCCACAAGAAGCGATCAGACATGGAGGTCATAAACGACGTCAACTCAGACATAATCGCCTCATACCGATTTATAAAGAGCATGACCACCGCAGACTGGGAATGGCTTAAGAAGCGGGACTGGGTAATCAGCCGCGCGCTGGTCAAGAAGCTCTATGATTGGCGGCCGGAAACAGCGCGTGAAAAGTTCTACCGGTTCGCATATCTCAACAAGGCGACATACTGGGGCCGCGCGGACGCGCGGGAAGGCGTCAGACGGCACGGCAGTTCCGGCGAGGGCGCGAAGATACACCTGGCCGAGCGCCTTCCGGAGATACAGGAACGCCTCAAGAGCGTATTGCTGCACTCATGGGACTGGCAGGACGCGGTGAAAGAATACGACTCTAAAGACACCTTGTTTTACCTGGACCCGCCGTATCCGCTGCACTGGCCGAAAGAAGCGGGCCGGCACGGTTCCAAGTTCTTCCAGGAGGAGAGCCTACTGCCCGCGCTGCGCGCTATCAAGGGGAAGTTTCTTTTAAGCTACGAGCTTGAAAAAGAAAAGCTGTTCAAGGAATTCAACACCTACCGCGTGAAGACGCTGTGGACCGGCATGCACCAACTGGGCTCGCGGACGAAGTATGAGCTGCTGGTCTCCAACTACGAGATCAAGCCCGGCGATCTGTATTCGGAGAAGACGCTGGCTGCTCCAATCCAGCCCACGTCCGACGGGAAATAATCAGTTTGAACTGTTAATGGACAAGGGGGATTTGATGCGCCATAATATGACCATGACGAAACCGCAGGGAACCGGCCAGACTGACGATGAGCTTTTGAAATTCATTATCGCCCTGCAGAAAGGCGAGTTCTACGGATTGGTGGAACTGCACTTCAGCAAAGGCCAGGTTATGCGGGTCAGGAAGCAGGAAACGTTTTTAGGCAAGGATTTAAGCCGCCTCACGGCGGACTAACATTCAACGTGTAGCAAGCGCGGCCGAGCACATTCGAAGCGCTGCCACCCCTTAACCGGGCGGCGGCGCTTTTTTTATCGCGGAGAACATGAAAACGAAAACAACGCCGCAGAAAACAGTCCCGTTCGCGTTCCCTATCCAGCTTATAAAAGCCGTGGAGGAGAACGGCGAATTCCACATTGTCGGTTACGCCGCCACCAGCGACCTGGATTTGCAGGGCGACATCATAACCGAGGAGGCCTTACAGGGTTCTTCGCTGGATTTGCTGCAGAATTCCACCGTATTGTTGAACCACGATTTGAAGCTGCCCATCGGCAAAGTGACCAAGGTCCAGTTCGACCAGCACGGCCTGCTCATAGACGCGCTCATCTCACAGACCGAGCCGGAAATAATCCAGAAGATAAAAGAGGGCGTGCTTAACAAGTTCTCCATACGCGGCCAGGTGCTCGAGCGCGAACGCAAGTTCATGCCGGAGCTGGAGCGGACGGTGAACGTAATCCTGCGCATGACGCTGGTGGAAGTTTCGCTGGTGTCGGTCCCGGCAAACCCGGAGGCGCGCGCGATCGGTTGGTATATCGCAAAAGCCATCAGACAAACAGCCGAAGAATCCGAAGGAGGAGATAACATGTCAGACGATGAAATCACGATAGAGCAGATCCGCCAGAAGGAAGACGGACAACAGGCGGCGCAGGAGCCGCCCAAGCCGGAGGAAGCGAAACCGCCAGAAGCGGCGGCGGCCGCGCAGCCGGCCGAACCGGAAGCTCCGGCGCAGCCCGCTGAAACGCAGAAAGCCGTCAATCCACCCGGCACTGGCGCGCTGTCGCCCGTGATGGCGCTGCTGGACAAGATAACGGCGATGGGCGGGCAGGCGGGCACGCTGGCTGAGCAGGTGAAGGCTATGCTGCTGAACGCGGTGATGAGCGCGCCGCAACCGGCCCCGGCGGCCCCGAAAAGCTTGAGCAAAGCCGAACTGGGGAAGATAATCGCGGGCGAGGTGGCCAGGCAGATGGAAGCCGCCATCAAAACCATCCCGGCCGCGCGGAAAGGGATTATCGAGCCCGCGCCGGAAACGGACGGGGTCAAAAAGGAATTCGAAAGCCTGTCGCCTGAAAAGAAACTGAAGGTGGCGCTGGCCATGCAGAAGCAGTAATCACAGGAGGACACTGAAACATGAACGATCTTGAACAGTTGAAGAAGGCGTTGGATATGGCCGGGGCCGGCGGCGCGATGCAGCAGCCGCTTGTCGACCGCGTCCTGCAGGAGCTCATAGAGGTCAACAACCCGCTGAGACAGAACCTGCCGAGAAAGCCCGGGTCGGGTTCCGAGTGGATCCTAAACCAGAGGACCTCGCGCGGAGCGGGCGGTTCCTTTGTAAACGACACTGACGAGCCGGTGGAAACGCAGGCGTCATACGTCCAGAAGAAATTCCCGTACAAGACGATCATCCAGCGCGGGAAAGTGACGCGGAAACTGCAGGCCGTAGGGAAGTCTCTCCTGGATATTGAGGCCGAGGAGGTGGAAAACGCCCTGCAGGCAGTAAGGGACGCCGAGGAGGATGCGCTTATCAATGGCGACTCGACCGCCAACCCCAAGCAGTTCAACGGCATAAGGAAACTTATCCCTGGGGGCCAGGTGGTGACAGCCGGGACCAACGGCGCTCCGTTGAGCCTCGAGCTTTTGGATGCCGCCATAGACTTAAACCGCGGCGTTCCCGGCATGCTGATAATGTCGAAGAAGGCCAACAGAAAGCTGAACTCCCTGCTTCAGGTCCAGCAGAGATTCGTTGACACTATGGAGGTCAAGGGCGGATTTCGCGTTCAGGTCTACAACGGAATACCCATCTTCCGGTCCGCCTTCGTTTCAGAAAGCCAGGCACAGGGCACGGCCAACAACACCACTGACATCTTCGTCCTAGACACGAGCGCCGTCTGGATCGGGGACTTGACCCCGCTCAAGATGGCCCGGCTGGCGCAAAAGTCCTCGCAGTTCAGCGAGTTCGATATATTCGAGGACATAGCGCTTGTGCTCGCGAACGACATCAAGGCGTCCAGGCTCGCTGGCGTGACGCTGTAAAGGGAGGCCGGATGTTCAGGCTTAAAAAACTATACCCGCCATTCGGCAGCAAAGACTCGCCGGTTATAGAAGCGTCTTATGCCGAAGGCACGGTTGAAGTCGTGGACGGGCTGTGCGCGGTCAGGCTGCCCGAAACCCGCGACCGGCTGCTGAAAACCGGGTACACGGAAATCAAGCCGGAGCACGCGGACAAGAAACGGAGGTAGCGCGATGGCGGGACCGTTTCCCCTGCCTCCGCCGCCCAATTTCAGGGTGGCGGCGGTCGAACCGGGGTTTATCCGGCTGGCGTGGTCCGATTACCCTGTGGACCTGCGCCAAAACCGCAGGCTGGCGGGGTACCGGCTATATAAATCGCCCGTCAGGGATGAGCTGGGCCGCAGGATAGCGGACGAAGCGGTGCTCGGCCCCGAGACGTTCCAATATGACGACCATGAGGCGGATGCGGGCCCCGAACGGTTTTACCTGCTGGTCGCGGTGGAGGAATCCGGCTGGGGCGGGGGGCCGTTCGGAACCGGGCAATACGGCCAGCCGGACGCATGCGGATTCGACCTGATGCCGTTCAACGCCCGGCCCTGGGGCGCGCCGTTAAGAGGCTTCGGCGATGCGCCGTTCGGGTCCGAGGCTTATGGATTTTAAGGGGCACGGTATATGGCTGAAACTTTCACGGACAAACTCAAACTTTCAAAACGCGACACCGGCGACCTCAACTGGGGGCAGGGCGCGAACTCCAATCTGGAGGCTATCGACCAGCACGTCCAGCAGGCGCGGGTCAGGCCGCCAAGGGCGCTGTCAGCCAGCCTGGGCAGCGGGTCGGCCGGCGCGAACCTAACCGGAAACGCGACCTATTTTTACAAGATAACCGCGTTCAACGCGTCCGGTGAAACGACCGAGAACAAGATCCCGGCAGCAACGGAAGCGCAGATAACACAACCGGCCTCGCCGGTCCCCGTAATCCTGCAGTGGGAAACATCAAAAGGCGCGTCCGGCTACAAGATTTATAAATCGACCGCCTCCGGCCAGGAGAAATTTCTGGCCTCCGTATCCGACGAGTCGTCAGCCATCTATACCGATGACGGCAGCGCAGCCGTGAATACCGGCATATCGGTCCCGGCTGACAATACCGCAAGGACCGCTGTTTCCAGGATAATCGCCGGAAACAACATCACCATCACCCCGGTTGACGGAGCGGGCGAAGTCACCATAAACGCCGCCGGTGCCGCCGGGACCGCAGACGCCTCAGATTCAGTAAAAGGCATCACGAAGCTCTCGGTCGCGCCAGCGGTGGCCGCGAACCCGATAGCTGTCGGCGATAACGATCCCAGAAACACCAACGCCAGAACACCCGCTGGAACGGCAAGCGGGGATTTAAGCGGGAGTTACCCCAGCCCAACGGTCGCAAAGCTGCAGACCAAGGCGGTGTCACCGCTTGCCCCTGCAGACGGCCAGGTTTTGAAATACGTCGCAGCTAACCTGCAATGGGAGCCCGCAACGCCTGCTGCTGGCGGCGGAGGATACGCCACAGTCGTGGTTGTCGCACCTACCGGTGTGGCCGCCACGGATATCGCTAATATCCAAAACGCGTTAAATACGGCGGCGGCAGCTGGTGGAGGATTGGTTCTACTAAGGGAAGGGGTTTATCTTATAAATGCCGGGCTCACAATGGACGACAATGTCGCGCTACAGGGGCAAGGCAAAAATGTGACCACTATCCGCGCGGCGGCATCCAGCGGATCATTCTACATGATAGACGGATTCACTGGCGGCGCGCATTCCAACAGAGTTGCGGTAAAGGATTTAACACTGGATGCGAATTACGCGTCTCGCGCTGGATATGTGGGGGACGACCTTCGGCTTAACGGCTCGTACTGCGTAATGGATTCCGTCAGGCTGGTCAACAATGCAGGGCACGAGGTCTCCATCCGGCTGGAAGGTACGAAATCCGTGGCTCGGAACAGCGAGTTCATGTTCAACGGCTACGGTGTCACCACCGGCATAAGCCTGGGCTCAAGTGCGATTATTAATTGCGATTTCATCTGTTCGGTTGGCGCGACCTATATAATCCGTAGAGCGGGTGGAGATAACATGCCGACGTCTATCTGCCATAACCGCTTCGAGGTTACGGTCTGTAGCGGCGCTATCATCAGCGTAGCCGGGACCGACTGTCAGGTCGCCATCGTCGGGAATTACATGCAGCGCACCGGAGTTGGCTCCGCAACTGCCATAGCGTGCTCGGCAACAAGTTCAGGCCGTGTGTCGGTAATAGGCAATACGGGCTACATAGCGGGCGCACTAGGTAATATAGACGCCGGGGCGTCGACAACAGCTGTTACCATAGCGGGCAATGTCGGTTTCAGCGGATATTCGGGCGGGACGCAGTCAGGAAACGCTTAAACTTGAAAAAACAGGAGAGCAATCATGGCAATACTTGAATCGCAGTTATCGCAGCAAATCATAGGCAACCTGGCGGCGGATATACTATCGCCCGAGCCCGCGTTGCTGGGGCTCATACAGGCGTCCCAGTTTATCGACGGCTTGACGCCCAAAGGCAAGACGCGCGTCACATTAAACTGGACGGCACCGACCAGGAACGAATTTATCGCGGGCGAGCTTCTGAAAAATCCGGACGGCACCCCGGACACGGCGGACGGCTCGGCCGGAGGAACGCACGAAACTCAGTTTGACCCGATAGCGGCCGGCAGCTTCACGGTTTACGAACGCGCGAGCGTGTCCGGAAACGTAAAGACATTGACCGCGTCAGCCATCCACGGCCAGCGGGTGATAAACATCGGCACGCCGGTGCCCGTAGACATCGTGACCGGCGCGAGGATAGTCATAGACGACGGCGTGGCCAACAAGGAGGAATACGCCGAGGTCAAATCGGTTAATTCTTCCACCGGAGATCTCACGCTGGTCGACGGACTGTTCTACCCGCACGCCTCCGGCGCGACCGTAAAGGCCGCGACCATGACCGCGAAGACTTTAAGCACGCACTACAATCTCGACCTGGCTACCGGAGTGCTGACCGAATTGTCCGGCGGGTTCACTGCAGGCAGCCGGATAGTCATGCGCTATCAGGGCGTGCTGCAGGACCTTGACCACTACGAGCTTTACCGGGTGCCCGGTAACGCGCCCGTCTCGGTCCCGACCAAGTCGAATGTGCTGGCCGCTTCGGGCGTGGCCACCGTCAGCGCCGCAATAATATCTACCGCCACCTCGCATCAGGACCAGTCGCT